TAAGCAGTGTCGCTCTTGAATGGGAACACAGTGTGTATGTGGCTGGAACACTAGGTGGCCGAAATCGGAAGTGGTTAAAGAAGTTGTTGAAGATGCAACTACACAACCGATGTTTTGGGAACTGCAATGATGGCGCTGTAACATACTCGACTGACGGAGGTAGGGCCTCCGGGGACATGAACACAGCGTTAGGAAATTGCTTGATCATGTGTGCCATGATCTACTCTTACGGATTGTTTAAGGGAGTTAAATTGAGTCTTATGAATAATGGAGACGACTGTGTCGTGTTCATGGAACGTAGGGATTTAAACAAATTCTCGGATGGTCTAAGAGAGTGGTTCCTTCAAATGGGATTTGACATGAAGGTTGAGCCTCCCTTCACTATCATGGAAGAGATAGAGTTTTGTCAAATGCACCCAGTGTGGACACCGGATGGATACCTGTTTGTGAGGAATGCACAGACAGGGTTAGCTAAGGATGCAGTTAGCATTGACCCATTGCGCACCCCGATAGAGGTAAAGGGGTGGCTTAAGGCTGTTGGGATGGGTGGGATGGCCCTGGCTGGGGGCATTCCCATCTACCAAGATCATTACAAGAGGTACCTGGATACTGCTGGTGGTGTAAAACCAAGAGTGACAACGCGAATCACTGGGTTGGAATACTATGCGAAGAACATGAAGCGTGAGTATGGTATAATCCACCCCAGGACAAGAGCTAGTTTCTATTGGGCCTTCGGGATAACGCCAGATATGCAGTGTGAAATAGAGAGGTACTACCAAACACACCCCATCAATGTCGAACATAGGTTGAGTGGGGAATGGGTTCAGAACCTACCCGAGTGGTTCTGATCTGTAATAAACTCGGAGCATTCTCTTGCCATAGGGGTAATGGCAATTATACCGGGGGGTATACCCATGGGGTTCCCAACATTAAACTGCCCAAAACGGTGTGGCTCGCCACTTAATATTTCCGTGCTAACCAAAATGCCGAGAGACTACACGGCGCAACCCAAGTTCGATGGGTGTTGGGAATGTATAGTCCCAGCGTACACTGGGATCCCATACTTGTACAATATGCC